TTGGATGTCTAATTTACCGTAAATCGGGTCGTTAAGAATGAACTCGTACACAATTACTGTGCTGGCCGTATAAAACGTGACTCGATGGCCGTTGTTTAAGTTAACCGATATTTCTACGCCCTCAACCGATAGTTCTTGTGCTACTTCGCCGCCTGTAATTGTGTTGGTAATTGTGATGGTGTCACCAATATCTACTAGCGCCAGTGCCTCGCGTTGGGCTGTAGTGAGCATCAAATAATCGGTTTGCACGGCGTTAAACGTGGCTACAGGCTCGCCTACAAGTAGGTATTCTGCCAGCGCTAGCGCGGCTGCATCGTTGTGTAGCAGGCTGTTAGTGATGCTTACGTTCTGGATTAGGTACTTGGCTTGGCTTGCTGCATCGTCTGCGACCTCTGGGCTAGTAGCGCCTAGATGTTGGATGCTCGCCCGGTTGACGATCACGTCAGCGTTGTAGATAATGCCTAGCGAGTTGTAAGGGATGTTTGTGCCGTCATCGTGGAAGTCTGCGACACTGCCTGACAGTGTGTTGCCTATTCTTGGCTGGCTGGTCAGAACGCCTGTGCGCGCCATAAAAATACGGCCCTGTTCGGCTTGCTGTATTTGGTCTATATATGCCTTGACGTTTGTGCCGTTAGGGACGGTGTACGCAGCTGCGCCGCCAAGCGTTTGCGTACCTGTTTCTATGTCACGTGTCAACGCAGGGTAAGCAACCTCTGGTAGGTCTAAGACGGCTGCTAGTCGAGCGCTAGACAATTGCTCACTGACATTAAACTCAGCCAACGCAGTTTGTGCCAACAAATAAAAATCGTCAGCACAATAAACGCTAACCGTGTTCTCACCGCCTAACTCGTAGTTGTAGTCGTAAGACACGATCTGACCAACAAACAGCGCTATAAATGTGCCAACGCTGTTGTATCTGCCAAACGACACCCGGCGCAAAGGCGCTAATGTAAATTGCCCTGCAGGGTCAACATACGGACTAGACGAGTACAAAGGGTTTAGTGTGCCGCCTGCTAGTTCATCGTTTAAGTTAAATGACATTGTGCCAGCGCTGAACTGATCGCCTACGTCACGCCTACCGCGTTTGATATTGACGTTGGTCGAGTATTCCAGCATTGGTGCAAACTCTGTTGTGCCGTCTAAAACGTACTGTGTGTTGTTAAGCACGCCTTTAGTTGCGTTGTCAAGCACGAACGCGTCAATCTGAAACCCTGTATCTATAAATAGTTCGTAATCGCCGCTCTGAATAACTGACGTTGACATCAGGCAACCGCAATGTTGGCTGGGCCTGCCGCTCTGTTGTATGCACGTATAGCGTTAACTACAGACTCACCAATCTCAGCGCTAGTACTAATACCGCCAGACACGTTGATAGTTACATTGCCGCCAGTACGCGCCGCAATACGTTCAGCGTTACCAAAAGTTGTCAAACCGCCTTGTACTCGCCCGATACCAAACGCACCACCATCAGAACTACCACCGCCACCATTACCACCAGCGCTAGGCAACGGCGCTGCAGGGGCAGGCATAGCCGGCATAGACGGCACACCTGCCATGATCGCGCCAACACCGCCCTCACGCGCTGCACCAGAGCCAACAGCTGCCGCACTGCTACTGCCACCAATGTTGGGCAAATTGATAGTTGGCAATGATGCAATGTCGGTAAATGGGTTAAGCAGGTTCATGCCTCTAATAATTAAGTTGATTGTGCTAATCCATGAGTTAGCAAAAATCTCAAAACCAGTAATCAGGCCGTTAAGTACGCCGTTGACAATTGTGCGGAATGTCTCAAACTTGTTGTATGCGTAAATGATGCCAACTACAAGCGCTGCGACACCTGCCGCAATTGCTGTAAATGGGTTAAGTGCCATTGCAAAGTTAACTGCCAAGATCGCTACAGATATTGCGGTGATCGCGCCAGCGATTGCTAAGAACGCTTGTGGGTTTTGTTGTGCCCAGTCTGCAAACTTTTGTAGCACTGGCAAAACCTTTTGCACAATAGGTAGCAACGCTGCGCCGATTGACTCTGTGGTTTCGTCTAACGAGTTTTTTAGTATCTTAAATCTGCCTGCAGCGGTATTGGCTGCGGTTGCGGCTGCACCACCAAACGTGCCGCCTAGCACGTTCATTACGTCATCGAGCGTTGCGCCATCTTTAATCATGGCTTTAATCTCTGGTGACAAGGCTTGTAAGCCTTTCATGTTGCCGCCATACGCCTTCGCCAGCGCCTCAGACACCTCAGCAAGCGACTTGTTAGACCCAATAGCAATATCCTGTGCCAGCGACAACGCGCTAGTTGCTGTAGCAATGTCCTTTGTGCCAGTAACAAGTACAGCCAGTGCCGGGCGTAGTTCGCTGTCAGCCGTGCCAGTAGCCCTTGACATCGCGCTAATCATGTCCTCAGTCGCTGCAACCTGTGCATCTGTTGCCGCAGTCACGTTGTTTAATGTCAACGCAAGTTGTGCAGACTGTGCCTCATCCTCTGCAGCTGCAGCCACCGCAGCACCAAGAGCCGCAGTGACCGCACCGAGCGCGGCAGCGGCAGGAACTGCAGCCTTTTTAATAGCAAACTGTGCTTTTTCGCCAACTGTTTCTAGTTGCTTAAATTGTTTGAGCGCTTTGTCAATGCCCTTGCCGTCAAACTCTGAGATGATAGGTATAGACAGCATTACAGTGACTGCCTAACGACGCGTGCAGTGTCCAAGATCATCTTTTGCATTTGCGTTTCTATGCCGCGCCGCGCTTTGTAAACGGCTGGGCCAATAAGTCTTGTGCGACCCGCGCCAACGAAACCTAGCTGATCGCCTAAACGGTTTGCGTTTGCACGGCCAGCAGTCTCAAAGATTGCGGTTGCTGGGTCTTTTTGCTCTATCAGGATTACGCCTACTGCGTTGCGCCGGGTGTCAATGCGTAGGCGCACACCGCTTTTGGCTTTAGACACGCTAAACGGGAACAGTTGACGGCCTCGACTATTCCACTTGTATGCCATACCAGACAAAGGCACTTGGGTGTACATATCTTTTGCAGCGTTTATGGCTGGCTGGGCAATGCTTGTGGCTTGTGCCCTAAAATCTTTTTGCAGCTGTGGGTCAATCTTTTTAAGTGCGTTAATAGTTTCTTTTACGCCTACCACAGAAACTGTTGTGTTGACCGTCATAGAAACTCACCTATTCTTGTTGTTCTTTTCTATAACACTAATCACCGTAACTAGGTCGCGTGTGTCAAACTCAATATGCGTTGGCCACCATCCTACTGCTACCAGCATTTCTGCTAGTTGTCTTCGGTAAGTGCCAACGCTGTAGGGTTTGGGTTTGTCTCATCAACAGAGGTCAAGTCCATGTTGGGATGCTGTTTAACCCATTCACGCCACGTGTCCGGCACAGAGTCACCAGCAAGTTTGCACAAGTGATACGCCCAGCAAGCAATGTCGCTGTAGCCAATACCTTTACCATCAGAGACCTTGCGGTTCTCTAATTTTTCCCATTCACATACCACAAACATATTTGTGGTCATGGTGCGCTTGCCGCGCCCGTCTTGTAGGTCTAATTCTAATTTAACTTTCATTTGCCTGCCTTGTGTCGGGCCGTTGCCGGCTGTGATTAGTTACGCAGTTGCGACCGAATACACTCCCCCGGTCAGAACTATATCGATCGTATCGAGAGCGCCCAAAGACGCATTTACGATTGGTAATGTCTCCAAGTAGCACCCCACTAGTGACGAAATCGGATTTGTGGCACTGGTAGCAGCGCTAGTTGGCTTAATGGTCACAGTTGTAGATGTTCCTACAAGTGCAGCCAAAGTTGCGTAAGTCTCTGTGGCGGCAAAACTGTTGTACATCGTCAAAGTCAATGTGCTGTTCTCAAGGCCGCCAACATAGACGCGTGCTGTCTTGCCAAACGAGGTGCTTTCCAATGCCTCGATCACGCGAGTCAGGTTGGCTGCGCTGCACTGATCGGTCAAGTCAACTGCGTTAATTGTTACTACTGGGTTAGACAGGTAAGTGCTAGTAGCCATATTAGTTAAATCTCCTCGTTAGGTTCTGTACTAGTTTTAGCAGGTTTTTTAGGTTTAGGTGTGGATTGCTCAACAATGAAACCGCCAGACAACAGCGCTGCCACGTTGATGCCTGCAGCTGGTATGTATGGGTCACCGATGATGCCTAGTTTGGTTGATGCGACGGTGTAGATCATGCTGTTTGTGCCTGCACTTTCACTGTTAGGTCATAGCAAGGGTAAGACGCGCCGCCAATGTCAATCGTGCCGGGTTGACCCGATAACACAATTATTTGCGAAGCAAGCACTAATGCTGTAATGCTTAAAATCTCGCGTAGTACTGGCAGACCTGCAGGCCCAGAGCCAATGACCTTAAGCGGAAAATCCATAGTCACAATATTGCCGTTACCTGCGTAAGTCGTAAAACTAGGCGCTAATAAGAACACACAGTTAGGCACAAGTTTTGTGGGGTCTGTAACTACCCTTAAGCCACTAACGGCTGTCAGCGTGGCTGCTACATCGTCTATAGCCTCGTTTAAGAGGTCTGTGTACGGTGCAGGCATTAGGCAACCGCTGGTCGGGGGATACCCAACAATTGCTTAACTATCGGTGTCAATGACTGTTGCGTTGGTGTGCCCATATTGTCAAACGATGCATACGCGGTTTCTATGCTGCCTCGACTACGCCACAGCGCTGCCGCATACATCAGAGTGCCAAGCGTGGCATCCGTACCCGGTGAGACAGACAATGAGTCTTTGTACGAGGACTCTTGACGGCGGCGATAACAAAACATATTTGCCGCGCTAGTTGACTGTGTAGCAAGCGTGTAATCATCAGACGGGTTAGTAATCGTCACGCCTAAATATGTGACCAGATCGGCAACGCTAATCCACGTGCAGGTTTGCGTATAAACGACACTGCCTGTGTAATCAACAACATAGTTAACATTTGCGCCAGTAGCTGCGTAAATAATCTGGTTAGGTCGAGCGACTTCAGGGTTAAATTGGAACTCGCCTGTGGTTGGGTCAACGCCTGTGAACTCGTACTGCGGTAAGTCAAGCACCTTAAATGTGCCTGCGAATGGCGCAGACAAACCGCTAACGGTTATGTTTTCGCCAACAACAATCTCTGACTGTTCCAACGTGCTAATGCACGCGTAGTTAGAGATTAGTTGTTTGCTGGCTGATGAGTAGGTTGCCATAGCGGTATAAGTCCGCTACAGACTAAGCGATTACGATGCCCTGAATAAACGAGGACTTAGCAACAAATGTTGAAAAATATCCGTAGTAGGAGAACGTGCGCGACAACGTAGATGGGTTGGCAATTGACAAAACGCCCTGTTGAGCCTCGTAGATTTCAAAGCCCGGTGCGTAAGTGACAAGCATTGTGCCAGAAGCAAAGTTGTTATCAACAACCAGCGTCAAGCCCATGACATCCATTGCTGTGTAAGCAAGACCGCCAACTCGACCAAGCGAGTTTTGTCCAAGTACACCGTTTGTGGTGTAACCCAAGACAGGTCGCTTGTTAGCGTCTAGCTGCGCACCCAACTTTTCCCACACGTCTGGGCTTACGCACAAGTGTGTTGGGAAGAAGTTTGAGTCCTCAGTAATTTCGCGTGCTGCGTCATACAAGGAGTTGATCAACGATGTTGGGTCACCAGCGGTAACAGTCCATGTTGAGCCTGATGCTGTTTTGCCAGCGACAAGTGCATCTGCTGCAATGTTGTCGGTTGCAATCATGTACTCACCAGCAAGGTCATTGAGGATGAGGTTCATTGCTGCTGGGTCAGTGAAGTCCATGTCTTGCATTGTCAACGTGACTTGACCTGCAACAGTTGACTTTGTGACGGTGTTTGATGCGATCACCATTGTGGTTGCGCTAACTGCAGAGCCTTCGGTCTGTGTTGCGGCGCTTGTGTGCGTGGTGATTGTTGGCCTGATAAAAGTCTTGCTTGGTGTGTTTGGCATCGAGCGTGCACCAAATGCGGTGACAACTGGTCGCACAAAGTTAAGGTCTTGGAATAGTGGCCCAAGTACTGGCACTGGCAAAAGACCCGGTGTATCAGTTGTAAGTACATCGCCTGCAGCTGCTTGCAATGCTGATTGCTGATCGCGCACTGCTTCTTTGTATGCAGAGTTCACGTTGTGGAAAGTGTCTCCACCAGCGTGCATTGCTGCCAAGTATTCGCCAGCGGTTGGCATGGCAAACTTGCGTTTTGCTTGTGCAAAAATTGGTGCAGTTGGAATGGTTGCCTCGACTGCTGGGATAGTTACTTCGCTCATGGGTTCTGTCTCCTGTGTAGGTTCTGTTTCTATAGTACTTATTTCTTCGTCTTCGTGTGGGATACTCGCTGCAATGTCGGTGATGATCGCGCCAGCAAATGCTGGTACGGGCACAAGGCTTAACTCGATCCAGTCGGCGGCGGTCACTGTGACTGTGCCGTCTTTAGCGGTTGTGTACTTAATCGGGTTTACGCCTACCGATACAGAGTCAAGTACACCATCCATAGCAAGGATTAGTGCTTCATCGCCTGCCTGTGTTTTGCTGATCTTGGCCGTAAACATCATGCCCTCTGGCGTGTCCACGCGCTCTGTAACAATGCCAATGGCGTTTGTTGCGTCATGGTTCATGTAAAGGCGTGGCGCTTTGCCGTCAACTGGCAAACTGCCTGCCTCAAATACCACTGACGTGCCATCGGAAACGGTGGCGGCAACGCCGTAGGGCACTGCAATGCCTGTAATCTCACGGCGGCCAGCCTCGCCAGCTGCAGCGTCAATTGTGACCTGTGATGCAATAAGTTTAATCATGATTGCGACTGTACCTCATCGTAAGACTCAGGTTGTGCCATCTCGTTACGCTCGCTGTAATCGCCCATAAGGTAACCTTCTACGTCGAACTCTACGTATGTGCCGTTAGGCAGCACGTTGTTTTGGCTGAGTGTGCCTGCAATGCAATCGGCGTAGGCGCGTGCGCCAAATGTCCACAGATCGGCACGGCTCTCACTGCTCGACTGATACGAGTAACTGCCAACCGACACGCCCACCAAATATGGTGGCACGTTGCACAAGCGCGCCATTTCCATAGCCTGAAACTCTGCTGAATCAATAAGCAGCATCTTGTCTGGTGACGTGCTGGTTTCGGTGTACGACAAATACTCGTTTAATGCTGCAGTTTGGTTAGTCATGCGCGCTGCGTTAAACGCTGACGCTAGATCTGCAAGTTCTTGTGCGTTTAGTGGCTCGCCACCAGTTTGCTTAAGGATGCCGGCAGGGATTGCGCTTGATGCGTTGCGAAACCGTGCTGCCTCAAGTTTTAGCGCGGTAGCAACCGATTGCGTTGACATCGAGGTGATGCCCTGAATAGGTGACAAAAATTGAATGACATCGTTGGGGTCTAGTTCGCCGCCGCTAAAGATAATTTGCTTAGACGGTGCAAACCACACTGGGCCTGATTGGTCAAGCGTCTGCACCATTGCCGCTGGTAGGCGTGTGTATGACGCTGGGAAACCATCAGCGGTGCGTGAGGTGATGTACCAAAATGCGCGCCCGTAAAAAAACAAGTCATCAAAAGTCCACGACAAAATAAAGTTGTTTGGCACTGACGGGTCAATACGACGCAACCAAGTACGCGGCGCTAACGGCATTTTCTCCATTTCATCGCCGTTCCACATTTCGTTGTACATACGCAATGGCATACAGCCAATTACTGATGCGATCAGGTCGCGTGCTCGACTAACGGTAGGCACTGACATTGCAGCATTGCGTGCATCGCCCTCAACATAGTTGTAGTAAACGCCTACCATTGCAGAGCCGCCGTTGTTGCCAGACGGCGCGTAAGTACCTGTGTAACCAGTGCCAGCAGCAGCAGCCTTACCAAGCGGTGGACTAATAGCAGCCTTAGTTACCTTGTTAAAAAATGCCATGTCTTTAGTGTGTCACAGTCTGCCTAGTTTGTGGTGGCATCGGCCCGGTATGCGATGCGGTATCCCGACGATAAGCAAGCCATCGAGCCGATGCCAATTGGATGCTAGCCGTTAGAAACAACCAACATAGGTTTGCCTGATGACGTGGGTCGGCTAGTCAGTGCAGCTGCCCAGACCATGCAGCGCGCCAACTCAATTGGGCCCGGTGAGCGTTGGCTAGATAGCGCAATGCTGTTTTGTGATCTGACTGCTACGGCACGGCTGACGTGTTCGGCAAGTTGATTGCTGCCGTCATGCCACAGCAACTTTTCGTTGATCATGTTTTTTACTGACGGCGTGAACTTAAGTATTTCGCCGTAGCCCACCACAACGCGGCGGCGCTCTAGAGATAACGGCCAATGGTTATCTACGGTTGGTGTTATCGCAAACTTTATTGCAGGGTTGCTACACAGTCGCTCAACGTGCGCCAGCATCTCATTAAATGTGTCTGCTACAAACTCGACTGTTGCCACTGTTCGCCGATCAGGTAAAGCCACGCAACGCACCGCAAAATAGCGCGTGTCATCAAGGCTTGTCTCTATGGCTACTGTGCCACCCTCTGGTAAATCGCCCTCGTATTGCAGGGCAGGCCATTGCCCCGGCTGTATCCATGACTTGTCGCTAGCAACCCACAGGTTGCAACTGGCGCGCAAAAAGGCTGCTCGATCAGGGTTCTCAGACTCTGCCAGCAATGTTTCAGCGGTCAGGGTTATGCCTAACGCAGGGTTGCCGTAAACCCATGCCTCTGGGGTCATCGGGTTTATGTCTGGTGGCGGTGACCATTCAGCAAAATAAAACGAGGCATTACGGCCTGTATCTATAGCCCTAAGTCCTTGCTCACGCCAACGCAACATTGCGGTGCTTGCCTCAGTGCCAGCCGTAGACCACATAGACAACAACGGCGAAACCTGTGCACGCTGGGCAGGTAGAAGACCGCCGTCAATGACCTCACGCGAAATATCCCACATTTCATCGGCAACGACTAGCGATGGGCTAGTGCCGTGACCAACTGAGTTATTAGCTGCACGCACCAGCCATGTTGAGCCGTCTGGCATAGTTACTTTGTTACGCCCATACGATTTCATTAGGGTTGCGTTAAAGCGCTGCTCTAAAATAGGCGATAGTTCGTCAAAGAGCATGACCGCAAGATCGAGTCTGTGCGCGGTAGATAACACGGTCTGTTTCTTGCCCCGTACCTTTGGCATCTCTGTGAGCCACCAGCCAACAAGCGCCATTAGAGCAGTGGTCTTTCCGCACTGCCGTGCCGTAGAAACAAGGCTAACTCTGTTGACTAACTCAAAGTTTTCGTCATAAAGCAGCTGACCGTCAAGCGCAGTGAACTGCCAATCCATTAGATCAACATTCATGTGCTCGCCTGCCCATTCCCTAACTTGCGGCGCAAATGATCCCACATGCTCTGGCCTCGATGTCTGCAATCTCGGCTGAGCATGGCCGATCCCTGCCGGTACTGGCTGGTTAGGGCTAGTTGGGATAGACAAGACTTGGGTCGGGTCTCCCTCTCTC